AGCTGTACCTGTATTACCTGGTATAACTACATTTTCTTTTGCAATTACGTATCCTACTTGAGAATTAACATTAGTTAAGGATAAAATATTTTGTTTTGCTGTAAATAACGTTCCTATTAAGTTAACAGGTCTTCGTCCATTGTTTGAAGCATCAACTCCTAATGGGTCTGGGGTACGTTGGTTGGGGTTATTTGTAGTTAATATTTCTCTTCCTCTTCCAGGATAAAACAATTTTGATATCCTTTTAACATCGTTACCTACAATTTTAGGCAGTAAAGTTCCACCTCGTAAAAGAAAATCAGGTCCACCTGTATTACCAATATCTGATAAATCATCGGGGATTGAAGTTCTTACGAATGGTTGACCGCTATTACCACCACCAACTGTGTCTTTACCATATCTTAAAGATTTAAGATTGGTTTTTAGGTTAACTAATGCCATATCCTACTTTTAAGTTGGAAGATTATCCAAATATCTTGTAGGTGCTGCTGGAGACTCTAATGTTGAGGGTTGTGGTAAAACTCCGTTTAGAGGTGTTACAGATGCTGCATCTGGATTTCCTATAGTAGAATATTGTCTATGTAAAGTAGACGTTGAAAATTCTGGTGTGTTAGGTGTTGACCCATTCAGACTTGTTGCTGACGCTTGACCTGATGTTAATTTGTTTAATAAACTCATAATTGCTTGTTTTATTATAAATATTAAATTATTGTACTTCGTACATACCTAGAGGAGACATTTCTGGTGTCTTCTTAATTAGTTTTGTTTGACCTGTTAACATTTCGCTTAACAGTTTTTCCATCTTACTATTATCCGCAACTACCATAGTTTGACTTGTTGGGGTTTCTTGAGATGGTTGATTATTTTGCATCATTCTAGATGCTCCAGGAGCAGCTACAAAATCATCATTTGGTGATAATTCAAATAATCCTCCTTCTTTTGTTGATACTTGTGTTTTACCATCTGCCGGTGAGTTAACATCTCCTACTTTAGATAATGCACCAAAACCTGCTGCTAATACAGTAGCGGCTGCTATTGGACCTAGTATCCAACCTACATAAGGTATTGCTGCTGCTGACTGAAATGCCATGTAAGCAGCTAATACAACAGCTATACCCACTAAACCCTTCATTATTTTTCCAACAGTACCAAGGGGTCCTATAAAGTTTGATATGCCTTCACCAATTTGTCCAGTAAGTTCCATAAGGAGCATAAAGGGGTGTATTATAAGACCAACTATTTCTAATACACCTACTAAAAGTTCAAACACTGGCATCATGGATTCACCTATCATCCCAAAAATTTCATTTATCCTTTCAGTTGAGGCCGCCAGTTTATCTGCCTGCCCCACTTGTTGTCTTAGACCTTCAATTCCTTCTTCTGCTAGTTCTTTTTGTGCCTGTTCTAAACCAACTGCTTCTATTCTTTTATTTAATAATGATTCGGTTTCAGCTGCTTGGTCTCCAGTTGCCCCCGCTAATTGTTCTTGAACAAATAAGGTTTTTGCTAAATCTTCTCTACCCATACCTACAGCTTTAGCTAATGCTTCTTGCTGTATTCTATTCATAGCCGTAAATTCAGCGGCTGAACCTGCTTGTTCTGATATTTCTTTTGCTACTGTTGCTAAATCATTATTTAAGGCAGCTTGTCTTGCTTTTTCTAAATTTAAATCTTTATTTAGTAAAAGTTCTGCTTCTAATTCGTTTGAAATAGAGGATTCAAAATCAAGTAAACCACCTGCTATATCATCTACTTTAGACATTTCCATACCTAAAGATTTTGCAGTTGCTGCCGCATCTGCTATTAATGCAGGATTTTTACCTAAAGATAATGTTGTAGCCGCTGATATTTTTCCTATGTCTTTTAGTAAATCTTTTTCATTTAATCTTACACCTAGAGAAGTTGCTGAAATTTGGGCTTGAGCCATAAATTCACCTGTAATCTCATTTAGGGACATACCAGTAGCATCTGATATTGCTTTTATACCTAATAATTCTTCATTAGTAAACCCTGCCATATCCCTCATTTCAGTAAACTGAACAAGCATTTCCTTACTAGGGGTTACACTGGTACCTAGGGCTTTGTTCATTTCCATCATGGATTCTGACATTCCTTTAGTACTAACAAATATGTTGCCACTATCTACTGCAGCTTTTCTTAATGACCCCCTCATTGCCAAGGCACTATCATAAGACATATTAAGGCCTTTAGCCATCTCGGAAGCAGCCTTATCACCTTCTATCATGGCTGAAACTAGCTTTACAATCATAGCTACAGGACCTAAAGACTTCATAAAACTCTTAAACATCCCTTTAGCACCTGCAGCCATAGATGCACTATCTATTGCACCTTTAGAGAAGCCACCTTTCATGTTCTTTTGGATGTCTTCAACAGAAGCTCCAGATTCTTCAAGAGCCTCTTTCATTCCCATTCCTTCTTTCCTAAGTTTGGCATATTTGTCGGCACCAAACTTTCTCTTTTCCATATCAGATGCTATACCTTCAGCTTCTTTGGCAGCAGCCCCAAACATTGGGGCAAGGCCTGAAAGTAATGGGATTTTATCTAGTACTTTTTCTATACCCCCAAACAGAGATACACCTCTAGCATTTGCTATATTTTGTACTGTATTGTCTACTGACTCTAATTCAACTTTAAGTGAAATAGCACTATTAATTTGACTCTCTATACTATCTGCTAAATTTAAATTTAATTCTGCTCTAGTTTCATCTAAACCTGCTGCGTCCTTTACTAATTTTGATTGAACTTGCCTTAGTGAATTTATATTCTTAGATACTGCTAGTCTGTTATCGTCTAATTTTTTAAGTGACCTAGCATTAGTTAAATCTTCTTTTCCTAAAGATGAAAGATTTTCTGATATTTTAGATATAGAGTTTGTTGCTCTAAGTATGGCAGATTTTTCTGCTTTTTGGAATTTTAACTGGGTAAGTTGGTCTTTTAGAACATTTGAAACATCTTGTTGCTCATTTGTAATAGACCTATCCGTAGCTAACCTATCTTTAGCTATCTTATTTCCCTCTACTAATAAACGGTTTTGATCCGCTATTAGTTGTTTTAGTGACAGGGCATCATTTACTTGTTCGCTAGGCATAGAGTTATTTTATTATAAATATGGTTACTTATAACTTGTTTTACCTTTATAGGATTTAGAGGCAGCAGCAAAATCCTGAGTGTTAATTTTACCATCAGAATTAATCATATTCTTTTGACCTTTCCCACCACTTGAGGCATTATCTAGTTGTTTCTTTTCTTCAGAATAGAAGTTTGTAATTTCAGAATAAGTAAATTTCCTTAACCATATGGGCATATTATATATAGTATAGTAGTCATATCCCCCTTTACCATGGAATATTAATTGATGAATTGATTTAAAAAGATTTAAACGTATTTGAGCTGCATTATTTGTAGTCAGGCCAAAAAAAGTTTAGACCAATTGGAATGGTCACCTCCTCGCCATTATCCAAAATATAGGATAAATTTACATCTGGTTGTTCCTTAGCTACATAATCTCTAAATGCTCTAGAATCTCTAGCTAAAAACCTATTATCTACAAAGTCTCTAATTTCTTTCTTTTCTTCACTTCCATCAACAGAGGTAATAAGATATTTTAATCTTGTAGTAAGCTCTGAAGAATTTTCTTTATTTATTTTTTTAAGACCAGCTAATTCTCGTTCTATTTGTTTTTCTAATTTACCTGTTGATAAGTTATATGTTAAAACAGTGCCAGTAGCTGGGGTTGTAAAAGAAAATTCATTTTTACCTGCTTCAAATTTAGATTCATCAAATTCCTTGTTTTCTAAAGTTGACATATCTAAAGTATAATCTTCACCTTTTACTGTAATTTCATAGTCCTTACCATATCCTAAAATACGAGTAGCAATTAATAATGCGTTTTTATCACCTACAATTAAATCATCAATTTTAATATCCTTATTTATGATTACAGATTGTAATAATTTTTCTAGCACTGTGCCTTTTTTAATAAAAGACTGATTGGAAAGAATATCCTCTTCCTTAGCAGTCATGTATTTAATTTCTACTTTACCGCTTGATAGGGGGTTGTCTTTAGAATAGATTAAACCTTTAGAAGGTAATTCTACTTCTTCGGTTGGGAATTTAAATTCGCTCATATAAATTTTATTTAAGTATAACTTGTTATTCAATTATACATATGTAATATAAAAAAAAGCTTGGCGGAAGCCAAGCAATTTTATATAATTTATGTATTTTTCTTTTTAGAAATTTAAAATACAGTAATCAGGTTGAACTGTTAATTGTAGTTCTACTGCTGCACTTTCATTATCCCAATTGTAATCTCCAAAATTAGCTTCGGTAATCATAGCTCCTTTGATAATCCATTCAGATACGATATCTCCTACAGGTCCTAATACGTTCATAGTTAAATCTTTTTTATAGAAATCACTATAACCATCTCTACCCGTTACTGACTCATGATGTAATCTAACCCATTCCATGCATGCTTGTGCACCACTTGGAGTAATTGGATCAAATAACGTCATTTGAATCGTGTTCCAAAGTGTTTTACCTTTTACGTATCTTGCAACGTTAATATGGTTCAACTGAACTGTACCTTGAGTTAATGAAACAGCTCCCATACCTTTAATTTGGTATGAAGGGATTCCATCTACATACAATATAAACCTGTTTTGTTGTTTCGGTTCAAATGCTGTATAAAATATTTCGTTTGGGTCTAATACTGCCATTGTTTATATATTTTTATTATAAATATTCTAAATTATTGTTTTTATTCAGGAAATGTTGCTCCAGTTGGTAAAACGTTGAAATCTAGAATAATGAATTCAGCTGTTTTAGTTGGTTGTAAGAAAATCTGGCCTACTAGCTCATTTCTATCAATTACATCTGGTGTGTTATTTGTAGCATCCATTACTACTTTAAAAGCATATAATCCTTGTCTTTGTTGTACTGATTCTAAGTATGGGTTTACATTTGCTAAGAAGTTGTTTCTTGTTGCATTTGTATT